GACCAAAACAAAGGGCCGATGCACGGGGTTTTTCTTCCTGCTGAATTGCGGATCGGGACCACTGGATTGGTTCAAGTCGTTCCGCGTCGCGACGAACTTGAAAAAGTTCGAGAGCACGTTGGGGACCGGACTGTTGGAGCGCTGGAGGTTGCACTTTGGACTATTCAGGAAGTTCAAAACGTAATCAATCGCAGTGACGCGGATATTTCTCCGTGCAGGCAATGCGGCCAAATGGTCGTTTGTATTGGCGACGGATTGGCAATTTGCAAAGATTGCATCAAAAACACAGTTGGAGCCTAAAACATGCCGATTGATCGCAGCCGATACCCGCACGATTGGGAATTCATCGCATTTTGCGTAAAGGCGCGTGCCGACTGGGTGTGCGAGGTATGCCGCAAACAATGCCGACGGCCCGGCGAAAAATTTGACACACACAAACGCACCTTGACGGTGGCCCACATAAACCACACGCCCGAGGATTGCGACGAAAACAACCTGGTTGCCGCGTGTGCACCTTGTCACTTGAACTATGACCGACCTATGAAGGCGTTACGACGGATAGTAAAGCAACGTTTGGAGGGGGCCAAATGATCGAAATAAAAAAATCTAAATACAGTCACCCGGACTATACCGGCGGGGTGCATACAAACGGTTTGGAAAACACTTTTGTCCGACAGATTGATGGCAAAACGTTTGGCGGCCAATGGTTCATCGTTATGACCAGAATGCCAGAGGTTGGACTTCGAGCCTTAGTACAGCGAATGGGTTTTGAAGGGTTTGTAAAAGTTCATTGCCAACCGGTTGCGAACAACCGAAAAAACACAGTGACAAACGCAATACCAGTGATTTTCGAACACCGAGACACGGGGCCAATTTTCGGTGTTCAATTGCCGCAGACGTTGCCGTTACCAAGCGGAATGAAGCAAGCCGTGCCAAGAAACTATGAATTGCAGCGGGTACGTGAACGGGTTGGGGATCGCACCGTTGGAGCGTTGGAGGTGGCGTTGGCCATAGTTGAGGCCGTGAACGTCACCGGTTTGGCACTTGCCCATTGCGTGGAGTGCAAACGTTTGGTCGTGAACCTTCCCAATATTACAACGGCATATTGTTTGAAATGCGCCGAGGAAGCCAACATAAGGTTTTAGCAGCGGGGCAAATATGACACACGAACAACTTCGATTTGATTGGGGTGAATCTGCGGAAGTCGAACGCGCAGCCGAAACCGCGATAAGGGCCCAGCGTGCCCGCGCGTGTGAAGCCGCAGCCGTCGCACTCGGTGCACGGGCCGGGGAAGTATTACACCGCGTGGCCGGAACGTTGGCCGTGTTCGTGGATAGCCCAAGCCAAAGGGCCAAAGGGTTAACCGGGTTGCGGTGGTCCGGCACTTGGGCCGAATTGGCCACGCGTTGCGGGTGCAATGCCGAGTCGATTGGCCGAGCCGTTCGGCGATTGCGTAACGCGGGCGTGGTCCACACCGAGCTATTGGCCGACGACCGCGGGGCCGTCGTTGGCGTGGTGGTGGAGTTGCAAATGCGGGTGGTGCAAACGTTGGCCACCCCCCCCGGCGCCGCCCCCGACGTTGGCCCCAGCGCCGCCCCCGGCGCTGGCCCCGGCGCCGCCCCCGGCGCGAAACGTCCATACTATAGCTCCGTCTTTTCCGATAAACCGAAACCTCCGCCAACCCAACAGGCGGCGGCGGAAAATTTGAAATTGGAAACACAAAAGCCGGACCTGTGGGAAGAAGTACGCGAAGCCCTCGAGGGTGCCGGGGTGACCCGCAGCCATGCCGCGATTTTGGCCGCCAAGGATTCCAGATACAGCCCGGCCGACGTGTTGGAGATTCTCGGACAGTTCATCCAACACCGTGCATTATTCGACGGGCCGGGGGCGTTGGTGGACCGGATCCGCAGCGGTGCGTGGTGCGTGGAGCTACCAAACCCACAAATTGAACAACGCCGAGCCATTGCGGTGGATCGCATGAAACGCCAACAGGCATTTGAGGCAATCCGCGGCCAAATCGTTTTGGACGCACGCCGACGCGGGCAGACAATTTCAGACGGGGACGCCGACGCCATGGCCAACGCCGCGTTGGATCGCCAAACAACCACGGGGGTGCAAACATGAATTGGTGTTTGATTTTAGGTTTTTCGGTGTTGGGTGCACTCGCATTTTTGGCGGGTGTTCGTTGGGCAATTCATAAATTTTGCGAATTGATCGATGAATAAAATAGGAAACCGAATACCCGCACACCTTGCCTATTGTTTGGCGGTGGCGTTGTTGTTGTTGGCCGGGGTGGCGTTCGAGCGTTGGAATAACGCCATACCGCCCGAGCCGTCGCACCAACAGGCCGAACGCGTGGACGACGAAAGCGGGTTTGGTGCCAGGTCCGGCAAATGGCCCGCGGTGCGTGCGCAGTTCGTGAAACAAAACCCGAGGTGTGCCGCGTGTGGATCCGCAGACCAATTGAACGTGCACCACGTGCAACCGTATTGGAGCCACCCCCAATTGGAGCTAGAACCCCAAAACCTTATCACGTTGTGCCGGTGGCACCATTGGACCGTAGGCCATGACCCCGACGGACCCAAGGGACCACAAAAACCAGATTGGCAGAAATCAAACGCCATGGTTCGACGTGACGCGGCAACAATTCTAAAAACGTTCAAACGGTAAAATCATGGGCTTTTTTTTCTTTGTTCTGTTTTTTCCTTTTATCGCTATCGTGGCCAGTTGTGCCGCGGATAGCCGAGGGCCAACGCTATGAAGTTTATCCCATTAAGGTTGTTTAAGTATCTTTATCCGGTAGATATTCAAAAACAGGTGAACACGCATTTCGAGGAAACACTAAAAGAGTTGACTGCTGAAAACAGCGACTACCACCGACAAATAATTCAGTTGGGTAACCAGATTATTCAACTTGCCGGGGAACTAGAAGCAACCAAACAGGAATTGGAAGAAAGCAAAAGCATAGCCAACCGGTTGGATGCCAACGTTTTACATTTGACAGAAGGTTTGAATGATAGAGAACGCAAAAGGGAGTGTTTGTTCGCAAAGCTCGAGGCACACAGAGACGCGTTCCGCGTGGTTGTCTCCACGTTGACCAAATTAGGGGCACGAGACCCGGTAAACGACGGTTTGTAAAAAACCAAAGCCATAAAAATTGAACCGATGCCATATAAAGCCAAGATGAAACCCGCGTTGAAAAGATTGGACCCGGAAACCATTAAAGCAATTGCACGTAGCAGCCTAACAGCCCCACAATTGGCCGAAACCTACGGTGTGAGCGTTTCGACCGTCAAGCGTTGCCGAGAACGGCACCCGAGCCAGAGACGTGGCGAATACGCAAAACGATTGAAAAACCCTACCAAATGCCCCGAGTGTGGCTACAAAATCGCCACCAACCGTCGTTTGGTTTGCGCAGCCAGGCGGGAAATATTTAATGTTTAACGCCCGGCCGTTTCGATTGTTGCGTGGCGATTGCGAGCAGGTGTTGCAGCGGGTGCAATCGGGATCCGTGGACGCGATTGTCACCGATCCGCCCTATGGTTTAGGTTTCATGGGCAAAAAATGGGATGCCGCGGTGCCAGGCGTGGGCGTGTGGCGTGAATGTTTGCGGGTGTTGAAACCAGGCGGCCATGTTTTGGCGTTTGCGGGGACTCGAACACAACACCGGATGGCCGCAGCAATCGAGGACGCCGGGTTCGAAATCAGAGATTTGATTTTGTGGGTTTACGCCACGGGATACCCCAAAGCGTTGGACGTGTCCAAAGCAATCGACGCCACCGACGCAAAAGACAAACAGCGAGCCCGCCGTTTGCGGTTTACAGAATGGGTGCGTTCCCAAGGTGTTACCGCCAAACAAATCGACGTGGCCACAGGCACGAACATGGGGGGCCATTACGTGAGCCCTAAAAGCCAACCGGCAATAATGACGCGTGAACATTTGGAGCATTGCCGCCATTTGTTCGCCGACGTTCCGGCGTGGGTTGAAGCCGAAACGAACCAGCGAAGCGTGGAGAGCGAAAATCTGGCCAAACGCAAAGTGATAGCAACCAGGCGGGCCCACGATTTGAAAACCGACCGCCCCGTGGCGATTGCAGCCCAAAACAAACGGAACACCACCCACAAGGAAATCGAGATAACCGAGCCGTCGACGCCCGAGGGTTTGGCCTGGAAAGGTTGGTACACCGCAATTAAGCCTGCATGTGAACCGATAACACTGGCCCGCAAACCGTTGGCCGGTACCGTGGCCGAGACTGTTTTGGAGTTTGGGACCGGTGCGTTGAACGTTGGAGCGTGCCAGGCCGGAACCGGACGATGGCCAACCAACGTTTGGCACGATGCAAGCCCGGACGCGTGCCGGGTGTTGCAGGATGCCGCGCGGGTGTGTTACGTTCCCAAGCCGACCCGAGCCGAACGCGATAGCGGGTTGGAGGATATAAACGACCACCCGACGGTTAAACCAGTTGATTTAATGCGGCAATTGGTGCGTTTGATTACCCCCGCCGGCGGCGTGGTTTTGGATCCGTTTTTGGGTTCAGGAACCACGGGCGTTGCCGCCATTTCGACCGGGTTTCGATTCGTTGGCATCGAATTGGACAAAGCACACATGGCCAAAGCACGCCGACGCGTGAGGGCAGCCCACGCTAGGGTTGTAAATCATGGCCGCCAATTGGATTTGTTTTGAGAGGACCAAAAAATGAAGCCAAACCCCATGGATGGGCTACCACCACGCCCCGAATTTTTACCAGGGCGGTGTGGGACGTGCCGGTTTTGGATTGATACGGCCGCGGTTCAACACGTGCGCCATAAAGAACCAACCGAAAACTTTAACCAGTACAGCCGCGAGTGTTGGGCCGAAAACCCGAACACCGTTCCCAGGGATCGCCGGGCAAGCACTGGCCCATTTGATTTGTGCCGACATTGGACGCCGGGCCAAAGCTAGGACACCCGAGGGCCACGCCATAAACTCGGGGGACCATGGCCAACTTAGCAGACCTACAGACCAAAACCGATGCAGCAATCGCCGCGTTTGAAGCGGGAAACCACACCACGGCGGCCACGTTGGCCCAATCGTGTCTGTTGATTATCGCCACCACCCCCGACACGCAATTCGACGGCGGGGACTCTATCCGATTTGATCGCCAAGGGGCGACCATGGCGTTGCAGCAAATCGTCAAAACGTGCAACCAACGCCGAGCCGCCGCAAAGGGGCCAGTTTTCGAGCGTCCAATCGAGTACCGCAGGGGATAGCATGGCCGACCAACCAACGTGGGGTGTATGGGAAGTTTCCGCAATCCAGAACCAACGCGGCACTCGCCGACATTGGGAAGCGGCCCAAACGGATCGGTTGAATTATTCGCACTGGGAACAGGCCAGCGACAACCCGTTACAGGATTTGCGCACCGATTTGGTGGAGCTACACCGACGCGTTCGGCACGAAGCTATCAACAACGGGGTTTTGGACTCGGCGATTGAGACCCAACAAACCAACGTGGTAAGCGCCCGGGGGCCAGCCTTACAGGTGTTGACCGAGGACAACGCGTTCAACGACGAAATCGAGGCTTTGTTTTGGCAATGGGCCGAGCGTTGCGAATACCAGGCCGGTTTATCGTTGGTCGATTTGCTAGACGGTTGGGTGGCCCAATACATGATTTACGGCGAAATTTTCGCGCGTGAAATCGTTGGCCGCAGCGTGAGCGATTACCAGATTTTAGACCTTGGGCCGGAAGCGTTGGACACCACGTTGTTGGCCAAAAACGTGCACAGTGGAGTTGAAACCGACGACCGGGGAAAGGTGACGCACTACCGAGTTTTTGACCCGACCAACCCAACCGCAAAAGATCGATTGCCCGCGAGTTTGTGTTTGCACTACTACCGCCGGAAATTTGCGATGCAACGCCGTGGGTTTCCAGGTTTCGCAAGCGTACTACAACCCGCGGCGGATTTGAGGGACTACGACGAACAGGTTCAAGACGCGGCCCGAGCCGCCGCAGACCACGCGGTTTATTTTTGTACCAATCACCCCGATTCAGAGTTTGCCGAACCGAGCCAAACCACGCGTAAAGTTCAACGCCGGGTTGAAAAGTACATCGCACCGGGTTGGGAACCCAAGGGCATACCAGCACACCAACCGGCCGTGACCTACCGAGAATACCGAAAAGAAAAAATGACCGATTTGGGCAACGCGTTGGAAATGCCGTGGATGATTTTAAGAAAAGACGCGTCAAACCATAACATGAGTTCGGCCCGTTTTGACGGTTCGAGGTACGCCAAAGCGGTTGAACGTCTGCAGGCAAAATTGGAACGCCGGTTTTTAAACGCGATTGTTCGGCGTTTGGTTCGGATTGCCCAATACAGTGGCGTGATTGGACCAACCCCACGGCAAAACAAATGGGAACGTTTGGCGTTTGAGTTTCCAAACATTGTGCTGCCCATTTCGTGGACGTGGCCGAAACCGCCACCGGTGGACCATTTGAAGGATGCCATGGCCGAGCGAATCAAGCTCGAAAACGGGACGTTGGCATTATCCGAGGCCATCGTCGCCGATGGACGCCGCCCGGAGGAAACGTTGCGGATTCGTTCAAAAGACAACCAAGCCCTCCAAAAATTGGGTTTGCCAATCCTATTTGGCAGCGTTCCAACCACGTTTACCCCCGAGGAAATCGCCGCATTGAATCAAATATCCGATCCAATCGACGCAACACCAGGCACGCCCGCGATTGATACCCAAACCGAATTGGAGCAACCCTAGACCATGGCCCAAAAAACCGCTATCCGTCGCAAGTCTCGATCGACCAAAACCGCCCAGCGCCGAGCCGCACCAGCTAAGGCACCGGGCACACTGGACGCCAAGGCGCGAACAGTCCGGGCAACAATTGCCACCGATACCCCCGTCGCAATTTGGGACGATATGGGAAACGGAGAGTACGGCTACATCGACGAGGTGTTGCTACCCGCGGGAATGATCGAACCGCGAAAAATGCCGTTGCGTGTCGATCATAATTCCTATTCGGCCCGGGGGGTTATTGGGCGGGTTACAGATTTCGAAATCAGCGAAACCGAGGTCAACGCGGTTTTGCAATTCAGTGCCGCAGCCGACGTGCAAGAAATATACCAACGCGTTAGCGAGGGGCATTTGGACGAGGTTTCCATTGGAGCAACCTACCGCATGGCAGACACCACCACGTTGCAGCCCGGCCAATCGGCCGAGTTCGACGGGCGGAAATACACCGCCATCGACAGGCCAATGCGAGTTGTTGAAAAATGGGCAGCACAGGAAACCAGCGTTGTTGATTTTGGGGCCGACCCGAGGGCGGTTATTCGTTCTCAAATTAGGACAGCAAAAGGTATTGCAGCACAATTGGAGCAAACACCCGGCACAGGTGGGCCAATTTCAACAAGCAGGGACGATATGAAAACCAGAGTTAAACGCGGCCAACCCCGCAACACAGCCCAAGGTACCAGCGCGGACCAAAAGCAACGCCAATCAGCCCGACGAGCCGTTCGCGCAGTTGTGGCGAAACAAAACGCCGAGGGCCCCGACGATAACGACGCCGACGATACCGACGGCGGGGAATCGCAAACCACACAACGGGCACACCGCACCGGTGCACGTGAGGCGCTCGAGCAAGCCGACCGCCGAGCCGCCGAACGTGCCGGAAGTTCCGCGACGGCCGAACAAATCGAAACCGCCCGCCGCGAGGAACGCGCACGCGTTGGCCGGATCCGCGAACTAGGCCAGGGCGAACCCGAAGAATTGGTGACCCGAGCAATCAACGACGGTTTGACCCCCGAGCAATTCGGTTTGGCTGTCTTGGAACGAATGCGCGGACAATCCGCCGCGCACCAAACCGCCCAAAGCGGTGACGGTGTAAACCGAGCCCCCGCCGTGCACAGCAAACGACGCGTTGGCGTTGAAGCTCTGCAGGCCGCCGTTCTAATGCGTGCGGGCATCAACTTGCAAAACCCGGTTCTCGGAACGGAATCCGCCCGGGTGGTCCTCGAGCGCAGCGGGTGCGGTTGGTTGTACCGGTTCAATGCCGAGATTGGCGGAGAGGGCAATTCGGAACTGGAGCAACACATCGACGTTGGCCGCCGGTTTTATTCCGACAGCGCGGCCCGTACGTGTGAACGCATTTTGGAAATCGACGGCAACCGGGACTCCGGGGACGTTGAAGAAATGGTCCAACGTGCGTTTTCCACGCCCTATTTGCCCCGAGTATTCGGCGCCATCGTGTCGGTGGGGTTGATTCAGGGTTATATGGAATTCCAGGATTCAACCCGAGGTTGGACTTCCCAAGCCGATTGGAACGATTTCCGATTGAACCAGCCGATTGGGTTAGATATGACCCAGGGATTGCGCAAGCACGTCAAGGGCACCACGGCCAAGGACATTGACATTGCCGATTTCGGCGATGCCTACGCCATCAACCGGTACACCGGCCGGTTCGTTATGGATGAAATGGACATTATCAACGATACTGTTGGCGCCAACCAAATGATGCCCTCGCAAATGGGCATTTTGGCGGCCGAATTGGTGCCCGACCTCATCTACAGCGTGCTGCAAACCAACGGTAACCTGAAGGACGGGGTGCCGTTGTTCCATGCCAGCCGTGGGAATTTGGTTTTGTCAAACCCGCTAAGCCTCGAGGGATTGAGCGTTGCCGAGGCAGCGTTGGCCCAACAGACGGTGAAAAACAAATCAGGCCAGGCCAAAGCCAAAAACATGATGGCCGGGTGGTTGATTGTCCCCCGTCGTTTGCGGGGACTCGGAAAGCAGATCACCGCATCGGCCACCGTGGTGCACGGCAACCCCACAGCAACCGGCAACGTGAACCCGCACGATGGGGAGTACACACTTCGAAGCGATGCCCGCCTCGATATTGGTGTTGTAAATCCAGACACCGAGGTCAAAACGACCGGCAGCGCCAGCACGTACTACGTTGGCGAGCAATCCGGCCAAATGGGGCTACAGGTTGGCTATCGTCGAGGGACGGGCCGCGCTCCAGCAATCCGAGCCCGGCCACTAACTGGCCCGGGTGAATTTGGCTACGGTTGGGACATTGCCCACGACGTGGGGGTTGGGATTCTCAAAGCCGCCGCGTTGGTTCAATGCCGAGCCTAAACAATCCGTTGTGAAACGCCGTGGACGGGTGGAGGAACAACACCCTCCACGGCGTTTGCTACGGTGTACAGCAGCACACCTTTGTAAGTCGTTCGAATTTAGGGAACCAGTAAAATGGCCAATGAATTGGTAAGGGATTTGGGCGGATTTTCCGGCCGCGAGGAACACACCGCAGCCGCCGCGGGTTTGACCGGTGACATTGTTTTTACCGGTTCAGGCAAAAGCGCCTACGTTTGCCACACTAGCGATTATGCAGCGGGCGAACGCGTGGCAATCACCACCGACGCGTTGGTGCGGGTGGATAGTGCCAGCGCTACCACGTTCGCAGCCGGCGCGGCCGTGAACTACAACACCGCCACGAAATTGGCGGTGGCAGGTGGTACCGGCGGCACGTCGCAGATTGGCAAGGCGGAAATCGCCAAGGTTGCAAACGAAACATCGGTGTTGGTTCGGTTGAACTAACGCCAAACGGCAAATGTAAAGGGACGCAAAAATGGCGGCGGGAAACCGCCGCCGTTTTTGTTTAGATACGCAACGGTACAACGGGACAACGGGGCATACCATGAAATTTGAGTTGGTTACATTACACGCGTTGGCAGTTGACGGGCACATTTTTGCCCCAGGTCAGACAATCGCAACACTGGAAACGCAGTTCGACGTTTCCAACATTGTTTCGGCGGCCCATTTCGGCGACGTCAAATTCGTGGCGGTTGGATCACCACAAACGCCGACGCCCGCAGATACCAAACGAGTTCGCCGGGATCGCACAACCGAAACCAAACCCGCAGCCCTCGAGGATAATCTCGAGCCCGAGGTAAACGAGGATTTGCACCCCGACGTTTTGAACGCACAACCCGACCCCGAGCCCGAGCCGCAGCCCGAGCAAACCAAGCAATACGAGGTGATTGGCACCACCACGTTGGCGGGATTGCCAGAACGCATTGGCCGGGCACTGGTTGAAGCCGGATTTAAAGACCGCAACGCGTTGGTCGAATACTACAAAGCCAACCAAGGTTTTGCAGACGTGGAGGGAATCGGTAAGGCAGCCGAACGCAAAATCGTGGTTTGGTTGTTTGGCCCCGACGGTCCCGACGGTGAGGAATAAACCGTGGGATACCACCAAGCGAACGCCGAGGTCGCCGCAGAAAACCACGCCATTTGGTTCGGTTCTTCAAACGTGCGTTGGCGTGCAAATGCCAATTGTGCCTGGGCCACGTTGCCAAATGCGGTGGTCCACGGCGAATTAGAACGGTGGATCCGCAAGGGAAACCCACAGGCCACCACCAAGGTTATCGAACGCGTGGTGTTTGTTGAGAACATCGAAATTCCACTAAATGCCCAATTGCAAACCGGCGATTGCAAACACACCTATACGGTGGTCGAGTCGAAACAAAAGGGGCAGCGGTTCGGTTTGACGTGCCAACGTTCGAGCGTCCAGGAAATCACACGGCCAGGTTACCGCCGCGATTTGGGGGGCCAGTAAATGCCCAACGTGTTAACCGAGCCGGTGGCCGCACTGGCCCGCATGTTTGCCGATTGCCGCCCGTTTGCCGATTGGTTGGGGATTGAATGGAACGCCAACGAAACGGCCCGCAGGATTTACGTTGACGGGATCACCCCTTTGGGGGACGCCGAAACCATGGATTTCGATGCGCTACAGATTTTGCGGCCCCATTTGTTGTTGTACCCCGACCAAAGGGGATACCAATTCAAACGGGATGCAATGCCCAGTTGTTACAAAGGCAACGGGCAAATTTTGGCGGTTTTGTCTCGGAGTTATGACGCCAACAAATCGGCGACCGAGGTTTGGAAGCAGGCGGCCGCAGCCGTTGGGAAGATAATCAGCAACGACCAACCAAATGCGCCGGGGTTGTTGGAAATGGCCAACACGGCGGGCTATTTGGCGTTTGCAGGGTTGGACGTGTCGTTTTTGGGTAGGACACCACCCGAGCAGGTGGCAAGTTATGGTGACGCGTACGACGTTCTGTTGGTGTTCGAATACTAATGGGGTAGGTGGCAACGATGGATTGCGACGAAATTGGACAGCCCCCAGCGCGGAGAGTTGCGACGATTTCCCGAGGTGACGACTACGGGGTTTTGTTTGCGTTCAAACATGGGGGCCAGGTGGTAAACCTCACAGGTTGGACGTTTACCGGAACCCTTAAAAAAACAGGCCAAACCGACGTGGCCATGAACGTGACGAAAAACGACGCCGCGGGAACCGTAACGTTTGAGCTAAGCGACCAACAAACCCTCGCAATGGTTGGTGGCGTCAACGAAAACGATTTGGCGGGCCGTTGGGAAATGCGGATCGCCGGAACAGATTCAGCGGGCAAAACCCGGCGATATATCCAGGCCACCGTTTACGTGTTGAACTAGGGGAAGCCATGGCCGAGACAATCGACGTAACACCCCCCGCCCCGTTGGTAATTGAAGTGGCCGCCGGTTATGGCGTCCCCAACGGCGGCGGTGGCGGCGGCGGTGGCGGCGGTGGAACCGTAACGGTTAACGTTGGATCCACAACCACCGGGGCCCCGGGATCCGCGGCCGCAGTAACCAACACCGGAACATCGCAAAACGTTGTCCTGGAATTTGTCATACCCCAGGGGCAACCAGGTGCCACAGGTCCGCAGGGTCCAGCCGGTGCGACCGGTGCCACAGGTTCACAGGGGCCGCAGGGGCAAACAGGTGCCACAGGTCCACAGGGACCGGCCGGGGCAGCCGGCGCCACCGGCGCGGCGGGATCCGCAGCCACCATTGGAGTTGGAACCACAACCACGGGTGCCCCGGGATCCGCCGCGAGCGTTTCAAACTCGGGCACCTCGAGCGCAGCGGTTTTTTCTTTTGTCATACCCGAGGGGCAACCAGGTGCCACAGGTCCGCAGGGTCCAGCCGGCGCCACAGGTCCACAGGGGGCAGCCGGTGCGACCGGGGCCACAGGTCCACAGGGGCCAGCCGGGGCAGCCGGTGCGACCGGGGCCACGGGTGCACAGGGGCCAGCGGGGCCAAACTCAGTTGGCGGAACTACCGCAACGACGTTAAGCGGTTTGTTGGCCGGGGACGGGGCGTTGGTAAGCGTTGCGACCATTGGGGCCGGGTTGCAGTTCACAGCCGGGCAGTTGGCAGTCTCGGGCGTGGTTTTGACAAGCACAGCCCAAACCATTGGGGGCGTTAAGACGTTTTCCGCTTCGTTGGACTTACAGTTGGCAAACCTAGCCGACGCGGCCACCATTGACGTGGACGCCGCAGCCGCCAACAAATTCGAAGTGACCCTGGGCGGAAACCGCACGATTGCAAACCCAACGAACGCCGCAGACGGGCGGGTTATCATTTTTCGATTGAGGCAAGATAACACCGGTGGGCGAATTGTGACCTGGGGCAACGATTACCGATTTCGTGGTGATTTGGCCGCGGCAAACGTGGTGTTGAGTACATCGGCAAACACCATCGACCGCGTGGCGTTTGAGTACGTTACAGCGGATTCCAAATGGGATTGCGTTTCATTTATTAAGGGGACTTAACACCGTGGACGCGGAAAAACTACGCGCAGTAATTCAAGCCGACGACCAAGCGTTGGCGTATTACAGGGACCGCAGATTTGCCGATTGTGCCGTCCGTGTAAACGCGATTGCACCACCCAAGCCGAAATACTGCCCGTTGAGTCGGTTGGGCGTTATCGCCTTGCATCGATCAAATGGAACACTAGCAAAAACATTTTTAGAAAAACTGGATGCAGCCGCAAAAGTAAATCCAATTATTGCCGAGGTGGTTCAGTTTATGAAAGCCGAGGCCAGAGAGTTACCCGATTTTGGAATCGAGGAAATCCGGCAGGCATTGCTTGCACCGGTTAGTTTTAACGGCGTTGGATTAAGCGAGGAAGAAGCCGCACCGATTTTGGCCGCAGGCGTGGAAGCAGATACCACAACACCCCTAGAAATCGAAACATTGAAGGATCGGGACCAATGGCAACCGTTATACAGCGTAGTCTGAGCGAATTTCCCGCCACCGATTTGATTGTCGGCCAAACACTGGGCAACGATGCGACCCTGGACGCGACGATTGACGCCCGCACAGCGGACAGCGTGGTTGTGCACGTGTGGATTGGCCGCCGAAACAACAGCGTTCCAACGCGTGAAATGCGGGTAATGGTACGCCGAACATTGAACGGGGTTGTGAATACCCAGGACAGGCGGTTCGACACCACAAACCCAGGCCCAACAACCGCCGCGTCTCAAACAACGTTAAGCGCGGCAGCAAATCAAGGCGCCACGTCAATTACAGTGGCAGCCGCAGGTACGTTGGCAATTGGGGACGTTGTTTGCATAAGCGAGGCCGCAGGTGGAACAGGCACGCACCAATGGGCAGAAATAATATCGGTTACAGGTGGCACCACGTTTGGTTTGGCAGCCCCCCTTAAATTGGCGATGGCACAAGGGGATATTGTGGCAAACCTTGGAATCAATACCCAACAGGTAATTGAAGGCGGGGACCAAATTAACGTGCGTATTAACAACCGCACCGGTCAGCCCATGGCCGTGCGCGTTGCCGTCGAAATCCGAACAGGTTCGGAGGTGGTTGTCAATTGACCGCATACTACGGGCCGGAATGGGAAAGCCTTGCAAGCCGCATCGTTGACCGGTGGACACCGTCGTTGACCGGCAACACCGGATTGCAATTGCCAAGCGTGATGGGACGCAATCAAGGCGTGCTTACCAACTTTTCCAACAACGGCAACGATGCCTATGTTACGAGTGCCGACAGGCTGGCGATAAATTTTGACGGGGTGAATGATCGCGTAGCAGTCAACACCGTGAGCCTAAACACCCTAAATTTTGGCATATCGTTTTGGGCGCAGCAAAAGGGCGCGGCAGCCATCGGAATGCCGATCGGCAACAGCACAACCACGAACAGCTATATTTGGTTTCGATCGGGAAACTATTTACGTTTTCAAATTCCGACCGGGAACGTCGAGTTTAACCTGACGACATTCACGACCTTTAGACACTACTGCATTTTTTCAACACCTAGCACTGCTGCAATTTCAGCCATAAACCTTTTTTTAGATGGGGTTTCGATTGGTGCGTTGACCTTAGCGGCGGGGACTTTTACGCTCAATTCGATCGGGGATGGTTATGCATCTAACGCTTTTCCTTTTCCCGGCGTTATCGACGACGTTATAGTTTTCGGTCAGGGGCTAAGGCCGCATGAACCTAGATTTATCTACGAGCAAGGCCGAGGCGGTGGCATGTTGCGAGAACCACCAAAACGCCGTTCGGTTTTTCTGCCGACATTGCCGTTTCCAGTCCGCCGACGTTCGAGCCGATTTCTAACGTTCCCAGGGTGAAAAATGGAAATCCGAGCAATAAAAATAAGGGAACGTGGGGCCGTGCCCCGCAGTATGGCGAAACAACACCGCCAGGCCAGCCGCCAAGCGTATCAGGAAATCGCAGAACAACACCACCGAGAAAACACCCCCAAGCGATTCACCAAAGAACACGCCGCGGCCGCCGGATACAGGAAACGCAAAGGGGAGGAAATGCAGTTCGGGACCAAAGCGTTCTGGGGCAGCTATACCGGCCGCAAGTTGCGCAAGTTCGGCCACGCGTTGCCGCTAGTCTACACCGGCCAGACGCGGGACCGTGCACGAATGGCCACTATCCAGGTTACCACCAACCGCGGGCAGATCCGCTACAGCGTGAACGCCCTAAATTTCAATCCGTGGAGCCGCGAGGAGTTCATTTCGTTGACGCCCGCCGAGGTTTCGACGTTAGGACAAACTTGGGAGGCCGTCTACTCTAGGATGATTGACCGGGATTTAGACCAGGGTATGAGATTCGTTTAGGGGCCACAGAAATGCCGTATAAAGCGCACGCGTTGAAAATTGGAGCAAATTGGATTGGTGGCATCGTTTCGTCGGCGTTTACCAACGCCCCGACAATGCAGACCGAACCAACCGCCGGATCGATCTACCCGGTTCAAACTTCAATTCAAGAAATCAAAGCGGGGTTTCGGTTCACGTCGCACAATGTTAGCGCCGCGTTAAGCGTTTTGGGTTTTCTTGGGATTCCATTGTCCGCCGAGGTGCCCGCCGAGTTGTTCGAAATCAACTACGGCGACGACGGGTTTATCGTTGCCGGAACCAATCACCGAAAGATTGCGTTTTCGACCGGCCGGGCCATTTGGCGAACCGTCAGCGTTGCCAACCGCCAAGACGCCCAGATTGAAATCGAAGTGTTTGGACTATCCCCCGACGGATCCACGAACCCGGCGGTTTTTACCGAGGGCGTGGCCGCACCCGCAGCCGTGGACGACGCGCGGCACACCATCGCATTTGCCACCCTTGGGGGAATTGCCATGGGGTGCGTTACCGATTTGCGGATCGAAAGCGGATTGACGATAACGCCCGAGGGTTGCAAATCCGACATTTTCGACACACGCATGGGCGTGCAGTCGGTTGTCCCCAAAATCATGGTGACCACGTTGGCATCGCAGTTGGTTGGATCCGGGGCCGGAAAAATCAACTTGCCCGGGATCGCAGCGACCCACGCCAACACATCGTTGAAACTACGCAAGCGGGTAAACAAAACCGGTACTTTTTTGGCCGACGCGACGGCCGAGCACATAGCCATTACCGCCGACGGCATGGTTGTGCCGGTTCAACCCTTCCAAGCGTCCAACAACGCCGACGCGACAACCCAATTTGAGTTGACCGCGACGTTCGACGGGACCAACGCACCGTTTCTAATCAACGCAGCCTCCGCGCTTTAACCTATGAAAAACGCACCCGCACCCGTAGCCCAACCAATCCCCACACTGGCCCCAACCATAGACCACGCCAAGGTTGCCCAGGAAATGGCCGACGTGACCGGATTGGGGGCCCGATACATCGCCGACCAACTAAACAACGCCGACGCGTGGGACGCGGCCATCGAGTTGTTGAAAATGGGGGCGTGCGACGAAATCCGCGAGTTGATAAACCCGCGAAACAAAGCGGTTTAAAACCCGCAGCCAATCACAACGGAACCAAAGCTATGTTTTTCTATTACACGCCACGCGTGGACGGTGCCGCGTTTTCGGTGCCAGCCTATTTGAATTATGCCACCGACCGCGGGGCAAGTTTTCAGAACAGGGAAGTGTTGGCCGGACCCGAGGGAACCGGCCCGGGTTTTTTGTTTCGGTTCAGCACCGTGGGCGGTGTTTATGATTCCAGGGATTTGAAATCCGACCCCGAAAAACAAACTTGGGCCCCCGTTTACAATTTCGACGGGCCCAGCGGGTGTTGGGTTGGGCGATGGAACGCCGACCAATTGGACCCGCAAAAGCTCGAACGCCCCAGGTTGTTGGACGGGCACCGCGTCACACTGGCCGACGGTTCGGTTTGGTTGGCAGCTATCGCCCGAGGGTTCAACCTCGAGGACGAAACCTACTACACTCCCCTGCCCCAGACGTTGCAGTTCAACGGCAAAACCGGCAAATGGGCACCCACAAACGTGGCCAAAGAATACCGGCAATTTTTGAGTTTGGCCCACGCGTACGCCGACGCCCACGCCGCAGCCGTGGCAGCCGACGCCAAATCGTTTTCATTTCCCGAAATCGACGCGTTGGCCGTGGCCGCATTGACGGCAAACTACCGATTGAGCCACGCGGAATTGGGGCTATTCGACGATGTTTACACCGTGACGGCCCGCGATGCGTTGGTGC